ATTTACAGGCCTGGCAAAACCATAATTCCGCATCTGACGCATTATCAGAGAAATCGAGATCCCCATAATTATCGATAGGAACATGTACAGGCCTGTTGTGCCAGCGTTCATTACGTTTCAGCAGATAGCCGCCATGCTCTACCGGGTTACGGGTTGCATAGTTGAAGCGGTACTGACCATTAATAGAAGTGTCCTTGAGCTGTACTGTACCGATCTGGCTGGTTAGCCCTGACTCCAGTACATCCCCGTTACTGTCCACTTTGCGTCCTGTACGATCTACAATCCAGTCTACATCATAGGTAGGGGCTTTGTTCTTCCAGTCAGTGGAACCTTCAGAATCCCATGCATACACGGTTGCGTTTACCTGGTTCCAGCCTAAGGATGCACGTTCAGGGAATGCGAACCATACAGCATCGAGGTACTCTCCGTAGTCTGGAGAACCATGAGGTATCTGTGTTTGTCCGTTCGTCCAGTTGAACAGTACGCCCTTGAAGCCCCCATGTGTGGGGTACTCCGGATCCAGTGGATAGTTTGCCAGTACCGGTTCCTTACCATTGGCTATCCAGTTACAACGTAAAGTACCATCTGGCGGATCGGGGAAGGCCACACCGCGAAAGAAGGCCATGTGATACCCGTTAAAATATTTCTTCGCCAGTTCCAGGTACTTTGAATCCTTTGTTGTCTGATAGACATAGATCGCACCCAGAATAGCCAATGACTGACCTTCTGTAGTACTGTCACTATCCGGCTGTGCTTCCCACTGAGTCTCTGCAATAAAATGTCTGTTATTCGCTAACAGATAATCCGGATTAAAAACGTAATGCTGAGTTTTGCTGTTCGTCGTTAATCCAGTATTCCGGTCCAGAAATTTTAAATGCCCCTCAATCATCTGTAGGGCATTGCTCAAGTTGCCTTTTCTGATCATTAGTGTAAATCCGCCATGAGTAGAGAACCGTACCAGGTACTGCCCCCGTCTACTGATAAAAATTGAAAAATATCTACAGAATCTTTAGAGAATGTCAGTACTGGAGGACGACCAAAAGACCATTTAACATTACTGGGCCACTCTATTTTATTTGCACCCGTTCCCTGAGTAATGCATACAGTTACTGTCTGACTGTTCTTATTACCGCCAGCATTGACAATTGATAGCTGAGTATTCGGTACTGACAAAGTAGCAATAAAAGTACGTTTACCATCGGACATATCAAGTTCTAAGTTTTCCTTAACGGTATTTAGATTTTTAATATCCTGAGTAATTGTTACTTTAGTATCAATATTAGCCTGTAGTACTGCATCTTTTGCATCAATTTGTGCCTTAGAATATGTACCAACATCATTAAAGTTCAGATTAACAGCAGAACTTAATGGATAGCCGTTAATAGTAGTAATACGTAGGGCAAAGAGATCATTTGCCTGGTTACGTGAATATACATCTGAAATATCGGCGGCAACTAATTGAATATTAGTACCGGATAGTGGCTTGTTATTAATTAAGAAGGTTTTAGGTACGTAAGTAGCATTACTATAACTTAGGCTCGCCATATCCGTTAGCTGTGCTGCCGTTAGTGTTATATTGCTACTTAAAGGTAATCCGTTAACAGTAACCGTTTTAGCTACAAAGGTATTATTAACCTGAGTCTGAGAATACACATCCAGAATATCTGACGCCACGAGGTTCAAAGAAGTACCTGATAACGCGTGTCCGTTGAGCTGGAAAACCTTTGGAATGTACGTAGCATCGATTTGTGCCTTTGAGTACACATCAGAGATATCCGCAGCTGACAGCGTGATATTGCCGTTCAGTACCTTCCCGTTGATGGTACGGGTGGTCGGTACATAACCTGCCAGATCACTGGCAGCGGCTGCACCCAGTTCTGAGAGAGTGGGTTTATCAGCACTGCTGTAGACCCTGTACCATGCTCCGGTAGCTGCACTGGAGAAGTTACGCACGTTGATAACCGGCGTCCCCGTTTTCGATACCACGAGCTGTGTACCGTTGCTGCCGTCCAGATTGGACGTACCGAGCATGTCCGTACCTGTACTGGAACTACCCGCAGGCACCTTGATAAATGCGTTACCGTCACGGCCCTGATAGCTGGGGAACTCTGCCCCGTTAGAACCTACCCCCCAGTTACCGCGATACAGTTCGATTTGAGACTCATCGAGTACACCCATCGACACGATTTCATTAGGGGCGAACATGTAGGAACGGGTAACAACGTTGTCATAGTCGGATGAGTCACTACGGGATGTGAGATAGCCGTTGTACATGGCGTACTGTATTGTCGTATCGTTCTCGCCCTCATCCGGCAGTTCAACTTTGACCTGAACCAGCTCCTGCGAGTCTACGATAGCATCCAGGCTGCCATGTACTGAGGGTACATAGTTGACCTGAATAGTCATATCAGCATATGTACTGTCACCTGTAGTACGGGCTGAGTACTCTGAATCGTATGTTTCCAGCGTGGTTACAGAAGTACTTTCACCGAAACTGGGGAAGCCTGACAGCTCCTGTACCTGACTGAATGATTTTGAATTTGGATCTGTGTTATTTGGGTCAGTACAGACCCATACAGAGGCTAGATTGCCTGTGAATACCTGGCCCATTATTATTCCCCGTATTTAAATATAATTGTTTGTGTGTGCACATACAGGGTTTCGCTGGCTTCGGCCTGAGTAGTCATTAAACTTTCATCAATACTGATACTGAAAATCGCCATTGCTAAAGTACTGTTAAGCTCATCGAAAAAACCGGGGCTAAAGAGTGCCTCTAACAGGCTTTCAATCTGCTCAGAAGCACTTTTGAAATTTTGACCCACTGCTACAAATTCAATTCGTAAATCGCACAGGTTACGGACAGTGGGCGGAATAACCTGCCCATTTTGAACCGTATTAGCCCGTGAGACTTGATTGCGGCTTACAGTACTGTCACCGATATAGAGTTTTACCTGATCTGCTGTCGCTTTTGAGGGGTACTGGAGGTTGACGTAATTGATTAATTTATTCATCAGATATTTTCTGACTGAATAGTCTGCTGTATACATTATATTTCCCTCAAATCGACATTTTTAATATAGTAATAATTTGATATGCCGCTTCGGTCATCATCAATTCTATTTATGCGAAACTCTTCACCGTCAATGATGAAAGTACTGTTAAGTTTCAGTCCAGATTTGGCAGAGAAATACGTGACAGTCGTTTGTGTTTCCTCAAAAAAAATCTCGTCCTGTTCAAATATGGCTTTAATCGTTAATGATTTTCCATCCTGAACAATAACGAGATTTTCCCCAAAAGCATTCAACAGTGATTCACCTTGCGAATCGCTAAAAAATGCCTTCATATATCAACCCTTACGCGGACAGTGTGAGCTGTACAAACGCTTCCGGATGCTTAACTACTACGTCCATGAAGTGGTAATTCACAAAACGCACACCCAGTGAGGTACGGAATGTAGTGTCATCCACATCAACGGTACTACCAACCCAGGACGCCACGGCAATATGTGACCACTGACCTACCAGAATTGCATCGTCAGCTACGAAAGTGCTCACCATCAGCGGCACTTCGTCCATCAGGTACGATTGATCCTTACGGAAACCATCAGTGAGGGCTACGCCAGCGGTATTGGACAGGAACGGGGTTTTACGCAGCTTAACGTACATACTCGGGGACACAATAGCGTAGCAGTCACGGATACGTACGTTCGCCTTTGCCAGCTTCTCGATTACACCTAAAATGTCAGCTTCGCTAATTTCGCCAGCTACAGCAGTTTTCACCTGAGTCGCCTCAGTAGCAGCGGTATCAACAATCCAGCTCTCGAGGCCGCTACGAGTGCGTTCGAGCAGTACAGACTGAACATACTCTGCTGCATTAGGTGCGGAGAGCAGCAGGCTCCGAGTAACATTGCAGGCTCCGGCAAACGGGCGAGGTTTCATTACAATGCTGTCAAATTTAGCAGCGGTATCGCCAATAGCTTCACCTTCACCGTATGGGCGGAAAATGCCATCATTTTCAAATCCATTGAAACGGGGGATTGTAAATTCGCGGCCAGTAACGCCAGTGATCACTTCAATACCCATTTTTGCCAGAATAGTTTCTGCCAGAAGGGGGCGAATAAAATCAGAAGCATATTGCTGTTCAACTGTACCGGCAGCAGTGACAGTACTGGTCGCATTAGCACGAGCCATTGCATTAGGCAGTACATAGCCTCGCTGGCCCTGTTCAAAATCGTTCAGTGCATCTTTATCACCTTTCAGGCTACGCACCAGGGCTTCTACTACAGAAATAGACATGTTTTCGTTATCCTTAACGTTATTTTCATTTAATTTTTCATCCGTGGGTTTATTCAAATTCCGTTTGAACTCTTCCACAGTGACAGTACTATTTAGTGCTTCGGTACAATCAACGTTGAATACCTTAGCAATACTTTCTATCTCAGCCTTACGTTCAGCATTTGACCGCTCAGCTTCTACTTTATTTAGTTCGTTTTGCAGCTCGCGTACTTTATTTTCTTTTTCGAAAGCACGCTTCGCTTCATCTAATTTACGTTCCAGTTCCAGAACTTCATCAGATTCAGCTTCAGTTTTTTCTGGCTGAACATTTGCAACTTCTTCCGGTACATCCTGTACAGATTCAATATGCTCCTGCTCAACATCAGATTTAATTTCATCATCCATTGAGTTAACATCCATGTTATTAATTTCTACTTCTCTATTTAGTGATCTTCCAATACCTACATGGTCATCGGCTGGTACGCTCACCATTGACAGTTCTGTGATTAATACCGACGTTACGTAGAGATTATTTCCCTCAAAATAATAATCGCTTATCTGATAACCACAGCTCACTTTCGTCAGGATCCCTTCCTGAACCATTCGCCATTTTTCATCACCGAGTCCTACACTGGAGAATTTAACTAACGCCCTTCCAACCTTGTCCTCATCAATTCGTGCTGAAATAACGCGTCCTATATGCTGGTCGTAATCGTGATTGAATAACAGAGCGGCTCCGTTATTCAGGCGACTTAAATCTACGTTTAATGGCGTGGTCAGCAGAATTTCATTATAGATCTGACCGTTGATTTCCCGCTCAACAGGAGTTTCACTCATGAAAGCAATTTCTACAGTGCGGCTTTCTTCGTTTATTGTATTACTTTGAGTCAGTTCCCTGGTCTGATTCAGATTCAGCTTCAGACTTTTCGACATTTCCGTGTCCATTATTTATATTTTCCTTTTCTGTTTCGTCCCTTTTTCCTGAGTTTTCCTTTTCAATTTGTGCAAAAACCACGGCTGGATCATTACCAAGCTCAGAAATGATCTGCTGTTTAGATTTCACACCCATCTGTAAGAGAATTTGCTGATACTGAGCATCACGAACAGGTTCAATGCTCGTAGTAGTCTGGCTGATGTACTGTGCAGTACTGGCATTGTCAAAATCAGAGAACTTGATACCTTTGACAGTATTATTTAGCATCGCCTGACGTAACCAGCGTATATACAGAGGTTTCAGTACTTTTACCTGCATTTGATTAATGCGGGCACCGAAAGTACTTGCCTGAATACGTTCTGAGAGTTTACTGGCAGAGTATGACGCCCCTGAGACGTCTCCGGTTAGAGCCTGGACGCTGATATTGAGGCTCATTGCAATGAGGTTCATTTGCTGCTTAATGAAAACTTCTAATCCGTCAGTTGCCGCTTGCGGATTAACACTTTTTATTGTCTGGCCTGGTTGCAGGGTAACAATACTACCTGGATTGAGATATTCATTTTCGTAATACTCTACCCCGGAACGGTTGGAAATAACTTCACTGTCATTAGTGTCAGAGGTTTCGATGAATGCCATCGACGATGCCCCGACCAATTTAGACATAAGGGAAGCCCCTAAAAATTTGTCTAGTTCTTTGAGAGTACTTACACAGGCAGTGATATCCGGCATCCCTCTCTCCTGATTAGGGAACGAGGGAACGAAATAATGAATCATCTCATCTGCGGGTACGCGTTCTGGATCACCCGAAATATATGAATAGGTACTTGGGGAGTACTGCATAATGTAATATGCAATTGGACGTCTGAAACGATCATATTCAATCCCATTCGATACATATCGCCCATCACTCAGTACTTTATTGTTATTAAACGGTACGCTGAGCGGATCAATCATTTCTATCCGCAATTCACCATTAATGATATGGAACCGTGCAAATGCTTCACCACAAATTGCACGGGTATTTTCTAGCTGTGCCTGGAATGTGCTGATATCTAAAACCGAAGCGACATCAAATCGTTCTGGAGACTCAGCCCATTTATAGAACGCGTTCTCCAGATACTGATTTAGTTCGCTGTCTTTTCCCGAATCATTGTGAATATGAACATCAGGACGAATATAAAGACCTGATGATCCGCATACACCCGCTGTGCTCACGCTCGCATACTTCTTCGCAATTGGGTTTTCTACCGCCAGATACCTCGATTCAATCATACGACGTTGCAGAGACCGGTTGATAACCTGATTAATATCCCCGCCTACGAACGCCCCACCCAGCCCCAGGGCCTGTGTGATCTGGTTGCGTTGTCGTGTGACGGCATCCAGCTCGCGTTTCATGTACTTTTCAGTCAGTTTTCGCTGAACCGGGACCACAGGAGCTTTTACCTGTACAGGTTCTTCTTTCTTTTTATTGAATCCGAACATTAGTAACCCCGCTTAAATGTAGTAATGCTTTTAATGGGATTTCCAGTCGAAGTACTGTTAATTTTTGAAAGCTCGGCATTGGCTTGCTTTACATATTTGCTTCTGATGATGTAGAGATTAGTGAGTGTCTCATTCATCAGAGTTTTGTTATTGATCGTAGTACTGAGTACTCCACCGTTATGAAGGCGTGCTTCTACTACTGCATCGATCTCTTCAATAATTTTCAAAAGCTGGTTGTACTTTGATGTAATATCAATGGGATTAATGACCTCAAAGATCTTTACACTGGTTGTACCGTTACTAATTACTGCCGTTGTCATGCCCGATGCCCACTGACTCGTATCGATATCAGAGTACGGACAGGCGAAATTATATTTCACACCATCGGCACCAATGATTTCTACACTTGAATCGGCGGGTAAATTAATCAGAATTGTTTCACCAACGTAAACGATCTGAGTAAAATCTATCAAACGTCCTGTCGTGGTAGCAGCTTTAGCTATTCTAGCTCGTGCCATAATGTATCCTTAATTATTAAACCATCCTCCCCCACTGTTTCGTTTAAAGGGGTTCGGTTTCACTGTTTTATTTATTGATTTCTGTTCTGTTTGTTCTTCATTACGCAGGCGATGATTAAACATTCGCAATTCGGCAAATGGTTTAGTGCCGAGCTTATTCAAGTACCATTTGCTGCAAATCAATGCATAATTCAGAGTGTCCAGTGCTTCATTTCGGTCATTATTACTCTGAGTTTTCTTCTCCCAGACGTAAGCACCGTTTTTTACAATACGTTTTTCACTGGTGAGCTGAATGAAATAATCATCTGGTAAGGAATGAGAGAAATAAATGCGGGTCGGTTGTTCCTCGCCTGGGTCATGTACGGCAACATTCAGTAGTTTTGCAATGAGGTTTTTACCCGCGTTGACGTTCAGCATCTGAAGATGCCTTCCCCCTGTTTTAGACTCTTTGAACAAATCGGCGTGCGGCTGGCCCACACCCTTGATAGGGGTGAA